AGGAAACTTTGCTGAGGCTGTCAGATATGTTCAGGGTTGGGATTTACCTTGTAAGTTTGTTATAGAGGATAATGATAAATCAATCATAGCTAATAAAAAAACAAGATGGGGAACAAATAAGATACAAAAATGGCCTGAGTCTTGTGTTATGAGATATCACTACAAGTTACCTTTTCCTCATGCTCGTACAAAAGATTTCTGTGATTTATCAGAAACAAAAAAAATAATGAGAACAGACGACGAATATTTTCCTAGATTTCCTCAAGAAACTTTTCCTGAGTTCAATGAAATCAAAACACAAAATTTATCGTATAAAGAAGCTGTAACTCAAGCTATGACAGAATTAGGAAAAGACAACACAATGTTTATTGGTTATAATGTAGGAGGTGATTTCGGAAACGCTATGGGAACACTAGAAGGTGTACCTGAACGTAAAAAACTTGAAACTCCTGTTGTTGAAAATCTCATGGGTAGTCTTGCTTTAGGTATGTCATTTGAAGGTATCAAACCTGTTGTGTATTACGAAAGACATGATTTTATGTTAGTTGGAGCTGATGCTATAGGAAATCACATCAATCACGTAGAAAGATTATCACATGGTGAATTTACAGCTCCTGTCATATTGAGAACGGTTGTAGCTGACGGAGGACCTTTCTATTCTGGTCCCACACATTCACAAGACTTCACAAATGTATTCAGAGAGATGGTTGATTTTCCTATATTTGAACCCAAGACACCTGATGAAGTTATACGAGATTATAAAAAGGCTCAGATGGCAAAAGGACCAGTAATGATAGTAGAAAGAAAAAGTTGTTATGATGGTAAAACAACAACAATATAAAAACATATTCGATTTAAAAGATAAAGTAGCCATAATCACGGGAGGTTATGGTCACTTAGGTCTATCGATGTCGAAAGCTCTAGCTTCGTTTGGAGCTAAAGTATTTGTCATGAGTAGAAAAGGACCTAAAAAAGTAGATTTTGATGGTAACCTGACATTTATTCGTTGTGATGTCACGAATCCTACACAAGTCAAAAAAAGAATTAATGACATTTTAAAAAACGAAAACACTATTGATATATTGATTAACAATGCTTTTAGTGAAGAAAGAAAATCGATAGAAGATATCACAAAAGAAGAATGGGATTCAGGTATCAATAATATTCTATCTCATAGTTTTTTCTGTACACAAGCCGTCATTTCACAAATGTTAAAACAAGGAAGTGGTTCAATAATAAATGTCTCTTCTATATATGGTTTACTAGGACATGACCAGAGTTTATATCAAGAAGTGAAGAGTAGTAGTATATTTTATTCAGTAGCTAAAGGGGGAATCCTACAAATGACGAAAAGATTAGCTACAGAGTACGGGTCGAAAGGAATCAGAGTCAATACAATTAGTCCTGGTAACTTCCCGAAAAAGACACCAGGTGTACCTGAAAGACCTGGTTACATAATAGATTTAAGTAAAAGAACTCCAATGAAAAGAGTAGGACAACCAGATGAAGTAGCAGGAGCTGCTGTATTTCTGTCGTCTGAAGCTTCATCATACGTAACAGGACAAAACATAGTGGTAGATGGGGGTTGGAGTATATGGTAATTAACACAAGGAGATAAAATGAGTAAAGAAATCAAATTTACGGATGAAGAACTGAAATCTTTAACAGATTTACAGAACAAGTATCAAGATTCACAAATAAAGTTTGGTCAGATATCTGTACAAAGACTATTGTTAAATCAACAACTCGATAAGTTGTTTGAAAATGAACAACAAGTTAAAAAAGAGTATTCTGAAGTACAACAAGAAGAAGCTAAATTAGTAGCATCTTTGAGTGAAAAGTATGGTAATGGACAACTTGACCCTGAAACAGGTGTATTTACACCTAATTCTTAAAAAAAGTTTGTAAATTATTGTATTTGGAGAACTTACGTTATATTTATATGGGAATATCTATATATATATTCAAAGCTTTGAACAATATTAATTAGGAGAATTACAATGGCAGAAAGAATTGTCTCGCCAGGTGTATTCACTCGTGAAAGAGATTTATCATTTCTTCCTCAATCAATAGGTGAAATAGGAGCAGCTATAATAGGACCAACAAAACTAGGTCCAGCTTTTACACCAACACAAATAACATCATTTCAAGAATTTGAAGAGTTATTTGGAGGAATAGAAAGTAAATTTTACACACCATACACCGTCGAACAATACCTACAAAGTGCAGGTGTTGTAACCGTCGTTAGAGTCTTAGGTATCGGAGGATATCAATCACAAACACTTGAGTTAATGGCTACAAGTAGTTTACAATCGAAGTCGTTAGCTATATTAGCTCACTCTCATGGAGGAGGGAGCGGTATCGATATGTCTAAATCAACAATACTCGGAACTTGGGATGCCTTTGTTGTGCATGTAAGTGGTAGTGATGGAACAAATGAAAAATATAGTGCTTCATTCGATACAGGTAGTAATAAGTACGTTACTGATGTTATCCCTTCTGAACCTACTTCTACAAAAACAGGAGGTAGAACATCAAAAGTTTATGTGTACAAACATTTTTCAGACCAATCACATGAATATTTTGGTGCTGATGGAGCAGGTGTAAGTATTAGACATGATGCTACTGGTTTAGATTTTGCCGGAGGTTCAACTGGATTTGATGCTAAAGGAAATGCTTCGACATATAGTGGTAACAAAGATTACTCTACAGCTAGAACACCTTACATTCAATCACAACCGATTGATGGTAAATCTCACGTGTTGAATAGTGCAGCTGAAGTTAATAATCTTTTCAGAGTCTATACACGTTCACACGGAACTGCCGCTAACGCTCAGTATAAAATACACATACTGAATGTAAAATCATCAGCCGTATCAGACCAAAACTTCGGAACATTTTCGATTCAGGTCGTAAGAAATAATCCAGGAGGAATTAACGATAATGAGATTCTCGAACAATTTGACGGATTATCATTTGACCCATTGAATCCTGATTTCTTTGCTAAGAGAATTGGTGACAGACACATCACTATTGATTCAAATGGTAAACTAACTTATTTCGGAAACTACGATAATAAGAGTTTATACATAAGAGTTGGTGATTATGTTGATATGGTAGAAGACACTACATTTAAGTTACCTCAAACGATGTTACCTTTCGGATTCGAAGCAATTAAAAACGTTGTCAAGAGTACAGCAGCTACTGGAACTGCAAGTGGTTCAACAATCCCTACAGCTTCATTTGTTACTACACAGCTCAACGAAAGTAATACATACGATGAAAATGTATTCTTCGGATTTGACTTCAGTAAAGATGGAAACAGACAAATGTTAGCTCCCGTTCCTAACGGTGGTGATTCAGCAGGTAACGATAACGTTGCCTTTAACTTGAACACTCATGCTGTAGGAAACAATGATGCTTCAAGATTAGTCGGTGCAGGTGAATCTTACTCGGCTACTTCAGAAATAATAACGTTGTCAGGTTCAGCTATAGAACAAAAGAAGTTTGCTGTTCCGTTTCAGTTTGGATTTGATGGTATGAATCCAGCTACACCTTCTTTATTAGGTACTGATATAGAAAATACAAATACACAAGGATTTGACTTATCATCAGCTGAAGCTAGTGGTACGTTAGCTTACAAACGAGCAATCAATGCTGTAAGTAATCCAGATGAATTTGATATGAACTTACTTGTAACACCAGGTGTTCTACATAGATTACACTCACACGTTACTAATCATGCTATATCAAAAGTAGAAGCTAGAGCAGATGCTTTATTCATAATGGATACAGGTGATATTGATGATAGTATTAATACCGTCATTGATGCAGTTGGTGCTTTAGATACTAACTATGTAGCAACTTATTATCCTTGGGTAAAACTTGTTGATAGTAAAACACAAGTTCCTGTATTTGTACCACCTTCAGTGGTATTACCAGGAGTCTTAGCATTCAATGATAGTGTATCACATGAATGGTTTGCTCCAGCAGGACTCAACAGAGGAGGCTTAGCCGGATTAGGTGTGACTGAAGCCAAGACACGTCTTACACATGCTGAGAGAGATAGACTATATGAGGGTAGAATTAATCCTATAGCATCTTTCCCAAGTCAAGGTGTTGTCGTGTTTGGACAGAAAACACTACAATCTAAACCTTCTGCTTTAGATAGAATCAACGTACGTAGATTGTTGATTGCACTTAGAAAGTTTATCGCAAGTGCTTCACAATTCTTAGTATTCGAACAGAATACTGCAGCAACACGTAATAGATTCTTAAACATAGTGAATCCTTATCTCGAACAAGTACAACAGAATAGTGGTTTAAGTGCTTTCAGAGTAGTAATGGATGATACTAATAATACAGCAGATGTTGTTGATAGAAATCAGTTAGTAGGTCAAATATTTATACAACCTACTAGAACTGCAGAGTTTATAGTACTAGACTTTGTTGTTCAACCAACAGGAGCTACATTTCCTGAGTAAGTCTAACTTATTAAAACAAATGTAATCTATAAAAAAGCCTCGATTTTTGTCGGGGCTTTTTGTTTTTTACATAAAATTTTACCTTTTGATATTTATTAATGAGTGAAAATAAAGGACTTTTTTAGGAGATTAAAGAATGGCTACATTAGACCCTTCAGAAATTATGTTTACACCATTTGAACCGAAGACAAAAAATCGGTTCATTATGTATATTGAAGGTGTACCTGCTTATTTAATAAAAGCTGCAAATAGACCACAGATACAATTTGAAGAGATTGTATTAGACCACATCAACGTCAAAAGATATATTAAAGGTAAAGGGGCATGGCAACCTATCGATATTATGTTGTACGACCCGGTTGTACCTTCAGCAGCTCAAGCAGTTATGGAATGGATACGAACATCACATGAATCCGTAACAGGTCGTGATGGTTACTCAGATTTTTACAAAAAAGACGTGACCTTTAATTTATTAGGTCCAGTAGGTGATAAAGTTGAAGAATGGACATTAAAGGGTACGTATATTGAAAATGCTAATTTCGGTGAATTGGATTACGCTACAAGTGACCCAGCTGAAATTACATTAACACTTAAATACGATTACGCAATCTTACAATTCTAATAGGAGTTTAAAATGACTGAATGGTTAGCAGCAAATTGGGAATATGTTTTAGCAGTACTTTACGCTGTAGAGAAAATTGTTAAACTTACCCCAACAAAATACGATGACATTATTTTTGATATGGTTTTGAAACCAATTAAGGACAAAATCACACCATCAAAATAAAATGTTATTTAAAACAATATAGTTATATTTATAATTGGTTATTAAAATTTAATCACGAAGGAGTCATTTATGGCTGAATACAAATTCCCTACTGAGATGGTAGAGTTACCATCTAAAGGGTATTTCTACTTTGAAGGTCATCCACTATCAAGTGGAAAAGTAGAGATAAAATATATGACCGCCAAAGAAGAAGATATTCTTACTTCTCAAACTCTAATACAACAAGGTACAGTAATTGATAAGTTATTAGAATCTTTGATTGTTGATAAATCAATTAAAATAAAAGATATGTTGATTGGTGATAAGAATGCCATTATGGTAGCATCAAGAATACTTGGTTATGGTAAAGATTATGATATTGAATATGATGGTGTAAAACAAACAGTTGATTTATCAAAACTTGAACCTGTTGATATAGATTTTTCTAAAATTACAAAAGGTGAGAATAAATTTTCATATACGTTACCATCTTCCAAAAGAGAAATTACTTTTAAACTATTGAATAGTGGTGATGAAAACAAAATAACAGAAGAAGTAGAAGCTAGAAAAAAAGTATCTCAGAGTGATACTTCAGAACTAACTACACGACTAAAGTATATGATTACTTCAGTTGATGGTAAAACAGAAACTGCTTACATTAATAATTTTGTTCAAAATGAGTTTTTATCTCTTGATTCGTTAGCTTATAGAAAACATCTTGCTACAATCACACCTGATGTAGATATGAATATGACAGTCAAAGATTCAACCGGAAGGGAACAGGTAATTACGGTTCCGATAACCGTACGATTTTTTTGGCCTGACACCGGAGTATAAACTTCAAATCCACGAAGAAATATTTCAATTAATACTACATTCAAAAGGTGGTTTCACCTTTAGTGAAGCCTACAAACTACCTATATATCTTCGAACATTTTACTTAAAACGATTACAGACTTTCTATAAGAAAGAAGCAGATGAGTTACAAAAAGAAATGAACAAACATAAGAGTTCATACAGAAAGTAATTTTCTGCTTAATTGATATTTATTATTGAGTTATAACACTTAATATCAATACGGAGATTCAGATGCCCAAATATAAAAAAGTTAATGAAGGTATAATAGATAATTTCATAACTAAAGTTTTTACCAGTGTTGGTAAAGGTTTAGAATCGCGTGTAATAAAAAAACTATCTAAATCAGACCCAGAATTAGCAAAACAATTCAAAGACCTACAAAAAACAAAAAAAAGGTTAGAAAAAACCCTAACTAAAAAACAAAGACAACAATTAGCAAGAGGTGAAAAACCTGAATTTTTGACGAGATTTAAGTAATGGCTGACGATTTTAAAAAAGGGATGAGAAGCTCAGGAGTACCTGATGCAGAATTTGCAAAAGCAATGGCAGATGCAAAAGCTTTTTTCGCACAAAGTCAAGATATATATCAAAAATTAGAGGGTAATTTAGATAACGTATCAGATAAACTTAAAGAACAAGGTACTTTAGAGAGCATCTTAAGCGGTAAGAGACTTGAGAGTCAGTTGATAGGCGAGGCATTGAAAAAAGCACAAGAAGAAGGTAGAGATGTCACAAAAAAAGAAGTAGGTGATATAAAACAACAAGTTGGCCAACAAAAAAAATTAGGTAAAGCTGTTAATCAAATCTTTCCTGGAGCT